TCACTTCTTTTTCTTTTTTTTCTTAGAACGTAGTTTTTTAAGATCAGCAGCAGTGATCTTATCCCGTGGTGGAGCAACCGCAGCAAGTTTACGTTGTTTGCTCGAATAAGATCCTTTAGGCATTAGATGGCAGAAGTAATAGCACCATTAGTTACGAAACTAACTGATACTGTAGAAATATCACCAACAGTAGAACTAAATGAAGTTCCTGTAATAATTCCATTAAAACTGAGTTTTTTAGTGCCTGATGTGTCTAAGAAAAGGTTAAATGCAGCAGTACCATCATCTTCAGTAGTTAATACATCTGTAATTATTTCAGCAGTATTATCACCAGATGTTGCTGTGTAAAGAAGATCAACAGTGCCAGAACCAGAAATTAAAGATCCTACATACTTTCTTGAAGTATCTCCATGAGCAGTACACTCAAGAGTGTCTTTTGTTGTATCTAAAGTCCAAGCTGTTGTAGAAGCTATAGCTCCAACTGTTCCAGATCCGTTATCAAATGCAACAGAGCCTTCTTCGCCACGAAAAAATGCCATGATTCTAAGAAAAATTTACTTATAACAATATATTACCTTGAAAC